ATTTTTGTAAAATTTTAAATATTTCGTATATTTATAAACAAATGTCTCTCTCTCCAGATTTGACTCATGCGGATTGGTGGATTCGCACTTGCACCAAGCTTTTGCAACAGGTGGACACATCGCTGCGTTTCATGGTGGTTAAGGTTGAAAAAACACAACATTTAATGGTTGAAAACATTTCCGAAGCTACTTTGTCCAAATTATTCTTTCTAGTCAACACTGACCAAAACAACAACTATGGATATTTAGAGGCTCTGCAAGTGTTTGTAAAAGATGATTATTCTAGAACTGCAATTCCGATCCCTGGTTTCTCTACTTTAGCCAATGCAATTTGGAATAAAGCGGATGCTGTAGGATTTGTTGAAGGTCAAAAAACTCAAACCGCCTTTTTAGCACCTTTGAATAACCCTTACACTAATGAGCCTCTAACAATTCCTGAGTATGTGGATTGGATCACTGCGGTCATTCCCTGGGCTCCCAAAACTTTCGGAAAAGAAAAAGTATTTACTCTTATGCTAAATCCTGATATAGAATTTCCGGAATCTGACTTTGGTCCTATGGCTATTGGTAGTTATTCTCCCATACAAATTCCATCTCCCATACAAAGCAACAACCCAAACCCACCACAAATGAGTTATTCTCCCATACAAATTCCATCTCCCATACAAAGCAACAACCCAAACCCACCACAAATGAGCAACATTCCATCATTCCCTAATGAAGGGGGCACTGCAATTTTAAATCCTAAAGGACCCCCAACATATCTAAAAGGAAATAATGGTGTTGTCCCTCTTGTAAGTGTAGGAGACACAGCCCCTCTTGCAAGTGTAAGAAACCCAGTTCCTCGTAGAATGCCAAGAAGAATCCGTTAAAAGACATTATAAATTTAACAACTTAAATATATTTTTCTAAAATACATTTAAACAAATGGAAACCAAAGAACAGCTCGTAAGCAATATTAAAGAATGGATTAAATTCGATACTGAGATTGCTGAACTTAAAAAGGAGATCAAAGAGAGAAACGAGAAAAAAAAAGGACTCACTGAAAATCTAGTTACTACTATGAAAAAAAACTCTATCGATTGTTTTGACATCAACGGCGGTTCTCTTATTTACAAAACAAGCAAGGTTAAGAAGCCTATCAATGGTAAAATGCTTCTCTCTTCTTTGTCCAATTATTACAAAACGCAACCTGCGATGGCAGAAGAATTGACAAAATATTTATTGGACAATCGTGAGGAGCAAGTGAAAGAAACGATTAAGCGGAAAATTGATAAATAGACCAAACTTATGCATATTAAAAATATTGCAATATTATATAAATGGATCATGATAATCCAATTCATAATGTTGCAACAGATTACGCAAATTTAAATAATATACAAAAATTTCGTTTTTTAAAAGCAAGGACAACCATTATAGGTGCAAAAATGAATGAATATTATGGAATATATGATGAAGGAGATGAACAGGAAACATTGGAGAGGGCGTTGGGAGAAATTGAAAACACGTCTGTTCAGCAGGCTATAGCTTTAAACCGTGGAAATCCACACGGTTTTGAAGGAATATTTGCGTTGGACACATTTACAACATTTTTTGACCATTTCGGAGAACACTGGCATCGATTTGATGATTTCCCATTTGATGATATTTTCGATACGAGAAACGACGGATATGTGGAAGAAGAAGAAGATGAAGAAATTGAGCCAAGAGCATCTAAACGATTAAGAGGGGAATTATCTTTATTTAGTAGAGGACTTGAAGACAGAGAAGACCACGATTTTGTAACGCATGAAAAAGTAAAAGACCAAGTATTAGGTCCTGAATATAATGGAAAACGCGTTACATTGTCAGAAGCGCAAGCAATAGTGCGCAGACCGCTTCAGCATGGCGTTCACCGAGGTTTGTACAATGAAGAATTAACGGAAGAAAAGTATAGAGAAATTTTAGATTTTGTGAATAGTTTTAATTTTAAAGGCGGTAAAAAGAGAAAAACGAGAGCAAAGAGAAATATGAAGAGGAGTGAAAAGGCGGCTAGAAAAAAAAATACGGTTAAAAGAAGAAAATCCCGTCGCTAATAATTTAATTTTTTATATTATATTGTGAAACCCAGTTAAAAAAACCACAATACAATAATTAATAGTAAGACAATTATGGATAAAGACGACGAATACAGCCCTGCAAGTCAGAATCAGAATTTGTATAATTTTAAAGCACTCGACTCATTGGTTTATAATTTAGAGGAATACTTGGAGCAAGATGGTGGCAACGAAATTGATGCAGTCGTTCATCTATGCCCTTACAAAGTGACAAATGATGGCGCTACTCCTTTTTTGCAGTACTTGTTACAAAATGTGTTTGGTCATTTATATTTTGTTTCCTTAGGAAGGACGATTATACGAGACAATTCTATTATCGATTATAGCACAAAATATTTACACTTGCTTCTTATTGAAAAGAAGAGCAAACTAGAAGAATCAACGATAGAATACAAAGGCACACATGTAGAAAAAGGGAGCCTCTTTCTATTTTTTGACGTGACAAAGTGCGAGCTAAATATCAATGATAGTTACAAGAGCAACCAATGGTGGTTTACGTTGCCGAGTGAAATTATCAATGGGCAACGGCTGACTGATCTTACGATCGATGAACAAGTCGCCAACCTTTTTTACACTTATCCCACTTTCGCAATTTTACATGATACAAATGGTGCAAAATATGAAGTGCCACAAGTCGGTTACGTAAGCAAACGCGTTGAAAAAACGTGTTTTACTTATACATTTGGTGAAACCGCAAGAAATTCAAACGAACTTTTTGGTGCTTATTATTACTTTACCAATTTTGCAAATTGTATAAAACAACTTGCTATTTTAGAAGAATATGAGAAAGAAAGTGTGATAGGTATTATTCGCTTTGCACTATTTTTGAAAAAACACAAGATTGTGGAGAATTTACCGATAGACCCAGCAGACGATTCCCTTGTAAAGAAAGAACGATATAATGACACGAATCTTGATGCGAATTATGAGAGACTGACTGCGCGAATTAGTGATCATGGTGGAAAATGGACAGAACAATTTGACAGCGTGGTATTAAGCAATGTGCAATTGGACAATGGTGCTTTCATGAAAAATGTTCCGATTTATTGTGTGAAAGAGTATGAACAACAGTATCCACTAAGTTACCACTTTATCAGTCGCAAACATGTGGAAAATGGGGTCTTATAAATAAGATTTGTATAAATATTGTACATCTTGTTTTATATATATTTTATCATTTAAAAAATCTAAAATATGTATATGAATGTCATTACTATAATAGGAATGGTTGGTATTTTTCTGTATATTTCAACCCAAATACTTTCTTTTTATGACGTAGATTCGAGTAGTTATGGTCCTTATTTGCTTTTTTATGGATTTTTAGCAATTTCTACACTTTTTTTGCCACATGACAATCCTAAACTATAATTTGCTTAACGAAACATTCAATATTTTACTACAAAGTGGCGATTTGATTTCCGCAACAAGTTTATATGTTGATAGTGGTTCTGGGTTTGCAACAACCAAGCAATACGAATATTTTCAAGTTTGCTCAAAATCAGGAGTATTTGAACAATGCCAATATGTAAAAATATTATACAATAATTCGAACCCTAATTTGTACAAGAGAGTTGTGCAATTTTTTAATTAAACAATGGTTTATAAACAAATATTTGAATTGACTCCTCCCCTTTAAGTCCCTTTTTATATATAATAAAAAATTGAACTAAAGATAATTGTTTAGTTCAATGTAATTATAATCAAATGGAAAAACGCTTAAACAAAAAGATTGAATCATATATTACGTTGTTTAAAGACGATGTGCGAGAAAAAATTACGCAACTGGGTGGTCAAAACGATGAAAAGATGAATCAGTTGCTTACATATATCTACGATTATGCACACCCGATTTTGAACAAGGAAGATTTTCAAAAGAGGAAAAGGGTTAAAAACTTTGTACCGATGTTTGACCGTTGTTGTGCGAGAAGAGCGACGAATGAGCAGTGCACGCGGCGAAAAAAGGAGGGAAGCGAATATTGTGGCACACATTTGAAGGGCACCCCCCACGGTATTGTCGATGCACAAGAGGAGAATAAAGTCACTACACAGAAGATCGAAGTGTGGGCACAGGATATTCAAGGGATTGTCTATTATGTAGACAAGGGAAACAACGTGTATCAGGCTGAGGACATTATTAGTAATAAGGTAAATCCAAAAATTATCGCAAAGTATGTGAGAACGGGCGACCATTTCAGTATTCCCGAGTTTAACATTTAAAATAGGTAAATGATTTATTTGGAAAAAAGAATTACAGTATTTGATGAAAAAAGAAATCTTTTTTTTTATCAAATGGACCAGACAAATAATGATAATGACAAAGACAAAGAGAACCAACTAGATCAAAAAGAGAAAGAGCTGGAAATATTTTTGCTAAATGCGGCGGGCATTCAATTCGCTGAATTAGATCAACTAGATGGACTCACTATTTATCGCGAACTTTTATTATCCGATTCGAAATATGAAGAAGTTAAAAAACTTATCCCCACTTTGAAAACAAAATATAGTTCTTCTGTTATGACAAGTCTGCAGAAAAATGCCGAAAAGGTGCAAAAATGGCCGCTCTTGAACATTGTTCGCCAACTTTTAGCACGTTTTCACTTCCGCATGGTTCCTATAAGAAAAAGCGATGGCTACACTTTAGACGGAGTCAAAAAATACAAACGATTTTTTAGAATAGAGAGAATACAGGGCGTCGCATCACTATTAAATAATGATGATAATGATTGATCGCGAATGCGAATGATTTGCCTTATCCGAAAACATTCTCGCTTGAATAAGTAAAATAAATGAAACCATCTTGGTGTTTATGCAAAGGATACATTTCGCTAATGTAGGCAGAGGAAGGCGGAATGAAGCCGTTGATAAACAAAAAAATGCCTTCTTCAGCTCTTAAAGCCATTCTTTTGCGGATGACGTACATAAACTGTCCCACCGTTAAATCATTTGGCAACAAATATTTGTGTTTATCAATATTGGGAGTAGTTATTGCCTTTTCGTTTTTTTCACAAATGGCTGGAATACGATCTGGATATTTTTGCAAAATACGATGTGCTTCTTCAAATCTTTCTTGAAATGTGTGTCTTTTTTGAAAGCTCATATAAATATTTCTTTATATTACATACTATGAATATTTTTTATACAGAGTTTTGATTTATAAAATGGTTTGATTTTTTATTTATTAGTTTCATCTTCTCGAAATGAGTTCTACATATTGGTCACGGTAGGTAATTGGGAATGGGTCTAGAAGCTGATACTCTTCATCATCTTGATCATCACATTCCTCTTCTAAAATACCTTCAAATGAATACTTTCCCATTACTTCGCAAATTGGTTTTGTTTCATCATCTATATAGCTTGTAGTGGAACTATACGAATTACACAACAAATTGACATATCTATCTTGCAACGACAACTTCCACTTTGTATTTATTTCGACATCAATGACATACTCACCTGATTCTTTTTGTAATTCTCGTTTGAGTGTTTGGGCAACTTCTGAATCTGCCCACACAAAATCTACGAATCCGTATTTATAATACTTACCTGTTGGAGGAGTTGCAATCGATTGTTTTTCTTCTTCGGTTAATTTGACAAAATTGACAACTCCTTTTATCCCTTTCACAAGGGTGCACGAATTTACCACAAGTATTTTTTGGATTTTGCCAATTGGTAGTTCATTGCAAAATATATCCCGTATTTTTCGCGCTGTTAGTAACGATATGGATGGTTCCAAAATATTGGGTTCATCTGTAATTTCTTCGATAATGCAGATTCGTTCGCACATTGTCTTCTTGTTTGAATTATTATTTGTAAAACAGCTTTAAATTTATTTCATTTTTTTATAAAAAAATAAATTTTTGGACCCACAATAATTAGTAATTTACAAGATTATACAGAACCGAATAACAAAACAAATTTTTATCCTAGGAATTGAGAAATCTCTCGCATGATTGTGTCGTCAAACAAGAACGTTGTAATGGGCCCTTTTTCTTCATGATTTTTACATCCGACTTCCAGCTCCAAATAGGCTTTGCGGTGACGCCAACAGCTTTCATTTCGTAGAACTTCGGCACTTAGCTTTTTCCAAATGGTGCTCCCCAATATGCATTCGCCCTTCAATCTCGTGTATTCAACAAGATAGTTGTTGTTTTCTTTATCGCGATATATGCTGAGTTTTATATGACAGAAGTTTGTTTCAAACCACCCCTTCACAAGTGTTTGTTGATAACTTAGACGTTCGGCTGTATCTTCAATCGCACAAACCTCCCGCCAATCGTGCTGATAATCGCTGTCACCCGGGTGTTGCATTTCTATAATAGCTGGGGAAGTAGGCGACATCATTTCTTCCATTGTCATTTCATCCGGAGAAGAGCTTATAACTAATTCAAACTGATTTTTTTTATGAAGACGTTTTGTAACGTGAGGCACGCAGTCGAATACATCGTTTATGATTTTAAAAAGGCGTTTTACTGGCAACTTCGTGTAAAAATGCCGACCGTACGCTTTGAACAGAAGAGTAGGAATACCATCTTCGGGCGGAGTAAAGGTTGTCAAATGGAGCGGAAATACTACAATATTCGTTGGAGGAACAGAACTCATTTTTTGTGATATGCTTTCATTAAAATAGTTGGAAAGCATATCAATTTTTTTCTTTCCACCTTTGAAAAAGGTGGAGCCAAATCAACCTTTAGAAAAGGTTGAGCCAAACCGTTTGGTTTTACCTTTTTCAAAGGTAAAGTTGAGCTAAACCGTTTGATAAAAAAAGGGTTAATTAAATATTACAGGATAAATAGCATTTTTATATAATATGCAAGACAAAATACAATATACAATACATTTTTATAACTAAGCCTCCCAATTTTCGCCGAATTCCATCTGATTTTCATGCACGCTCTCATCGTCGCTGTCTCCGCGGAAAAGCCAATCGTTGTATTGTGCATAAGTAATTTCGCCTTTCTTTAATTTTTCGTCCATTTGGCGAAACTTTTCGTCGACACGCGCCATTTCTTGTTTTTCTCTCTCCATCTCATGCCACTCCCACTCTTCTTCTTCGCATTCCCTCAAGTAACGATAACGACCGACATAAGGACAATTGTCGTCCGTGTCCTCGCACTTGTTATACCAATTGAATCCATATTTTGCGAAAAGGGAGTCGCGGAATCTTTCTTGAAGGTCCTCTTTTGATCGCAGCTGATTTGCGATCTCATGATCGTCCTGAGTGCCTTCCGTGTAGAAAGACCAGAATTCGCCGTATTTTCTGCCCATGCGAACAGGGTAGTTTTGCTCCCACTCTTCTTGTCTTTTTTGTTTTTTAACCCTTTCTTCCTCTGCACGCTTTTTTTGCAAAGCTGATTGTTTTTCTTTGAACGCGCGTTCTTCCTCTTCGATTTGCTGCGAAACTGAAGAGGGAATCCCTTTTGCTGCAACAGACGCCCAGCAGTTGGCTTTGAATGCCGCAGTTTCTACCTTTTTCTTGGTTTCTTCTTCTTCTCTTACCTGACGACGCTCAGCTTCTTGTTGTTCTCTTTGTTTTTTCTGAGCTAGTCTCGGACAGTGTTTCGTAGTGTGTCCTTTTTCTTTGCAATAGGGACATGTATAGGCTAGTAATTGTTTGCAAACCACTGCCCCAACGCTATTTTTAAGGGGATGGGCGTATGGTTGCTGGTTGGCGCGGCAAAAGGCGCACGAGTTTGAAATAGTAGAAGTAGCAGTAGTAGCAGACATTTTCACTTTGAAGGTGTGGTTAAAGAATAGTTGCATTTGGAGAGAAGTAGAAAAGTGTTTCAATTTTTTTAGGGGAACCAAGGTTCCCCCCTAATACCCCCCTCCTTTTTTTTAGGGGAACCAAGGTTCCCCCTAAGACCCCCATCCTTTTTTTAGGGGAACCAAGGTTCCCCCTAAGACCCCCATCCTTTTTAGGGAAGCAACATTTTTGAAAAATGTGAAGGAGGGGGCATGGGGGAACCTGGGTTCCCCCGGAAAAATTTATAAAAAATTAGTATAAAAAAATATTGCACACGTTTGGCTCCACCTTTTCAAAGGTGGAAAAAAAAATTGAGAAGTAAAAAAGTAGTAAAAATAAATGTAAAAAAGAAGTAATAGTCGAGAAATCGAAGTGAATTTGAAAGCGTAAAGCGAAAAGTCGTAAAGCGTAAAAAAAAGAATGTCAAAGTCAATGTCAGTTAAGAAAGTGTCAATGTGGTTGAATAGTTGTGTGGAAGAAGCAGTGTTAAAGTGCGGTGAAAGATACGGTTTTTCAGGTGAAGAAGCAATGCGTGAATTGTTTGGTGAAGGAGTAGGAGCAGGAATAGTGGAAAAGTCGAAGAAGAGTAAGGAAAAGGAAAAGAAAGTGAAAGCTTCAATTCCTCTTCCATTCAACGGCGAATTCGACGAATCTCGGTGCTTCGGTCTGCATACCAATCATGGTCTTTTCACACAATGCAGTTTGAAGCGAGTAGGTGAGAAATGCTACTGCATAGCTCACGAAAGCCAAGCCGACAAGAACAGCACAGGCACTCCAGACAACGGAACGATTCAACAACGCCTAGCAAGCGACCTTCTGAACTTTACCACCCCATCCGGGAAACCAGTAACCCCCTATAGCAAAATAATGAAAAAATTCAATATCACCGTGGAGCAAGCACAGGAAGAAGCAGGTAAAGTAAATGTGACGATCGACAGCCGTCACTTCATCGTAGCAGACGAAGAAGCGAAGAAAGGGCGTCCAAAGAAAGAAAAGGCCCCAAAGGAAGCGAAAGCAACCAAAGGCCGCCCGAAAAAAGAGAAAATGTCGGTAGAGATTTCGGAACCAAAAGAAGACCTGTTTGTGACACTCGTGGCACAAGCAGCGGCAGAATCTTCGGACTCAGAATCGGGTTCAGAATCGGAACCGGAACCGGAATCGGAGACAGAAATGTCGGCGATGTCCGCAGCCGACAAAGAGTCTCATGCAGCTGAAAAAGAAGCAAAGAAAAACGAGAAAAAGGCAGAGAAGGAAGCCAAAAAAGCGCAAGAAAAAGCCGAGAAAAAGGCCTTGGAAGATGCCGCAAAGGCTGAGAAAAAGGCTCAAGAAGAAGCCGCAAAAGCAGAGAAAAAGGCTCAAGAAGAAGCCGCAAAATCTGAGAAAAAGGCTCAAGAAGAAGCCGCAAAATCTGAGAAAAAGGCAAAGGAAGAAGCCGCAAAGGCTGAGAAAAAGGCAAAGGAAGAAGCCGCAAAATCTGAGAAAAAGGCAAAGGAAGAAGCCGCAAAGGCTGAGAAAAAGGCAAAGGAAGAAGCCGCAAAGGCTGAGAAAAAGACAAAAGAGCCTTCTAAAAAGGCGCCCAAAAAAGCTGTCGCAAAAAAAGAGGAGCCAAAACCGGAGTCAAAACCAGCAGAGCCAGTAGAGTCATCTTCAGAGTCCGAAGATGAAGAAGAAGAAGAAGAAGAGGAGACATACGATGCAGCGAAAGTCGAATCAAAAATGCCTGATGTGGTGAATTGGTTCGAATTCGAAGGCAAGAAATACCTGAAGTCAAAGAACACAGGTATAGTCTACAGCACGACACAAGAAGTGGTGGGCAAATGGAACACCACAACCAA